TGGGGATCATTGCCACTTGGATATTTTATTTAATTGTAGATTTATTAAGATGAAAGCACTTACGTTCAACCAATGGCAAGACCATTTGACAAAAGAGTTAAAAAAGGATTACAAGAAATTATATCAAACATCTAAATTTAAACCAAATGAAAACAAGTTTCAAAAAATACCACGAATCCAATCCCCAAATATACCAGGAGTTTAAACGTTTAGCATTCCAACTAATTAATCGAGGATACATTAGGCTTGGAGCAAAGCAAATATTTGAAGTCATCCGCTGGCACACAATGGTCGAAGGTAATGATGGCTATAAGGTCAATAACAATTTTACTTCTGACTATGCCAGGTTATTTGAAAATGATCATCCGATTTATGCTGGATATTTTCTTAAAAGGCTTTGTAAATCGGTTTAGTTTTTATATATTGTGACATAATTAACCAAGAGGGTCGGAGTTCTTGGGTAATTTAATAGGTTAAATAACCAAAGCCAGTTTTGCACTCCGACGCAGACTGGCTTTTTTATTTTCAAAAATGAAATATTACCTACACGATTCAAATTCATTCAATGACGAAAAGATAACTGAATTGTATCTTGAGTATGGGTATGAAGGTCTTGGTTTATTCTATACAATTTTAGAAAAACTTGCATTACAAGAGAAGCCAATTAAGACAAAAGTCCTTAAACATCAGTTAAATGTTGGCAAAAAATTAGAGAAATGTTGGAGTTTTATGGAAGAAATTGATTTGATTTCTACAAATAATGGCGAAACTTTCAACAAACAATTGCTAAACTTTAGTAAAAAGTATCAAGTTTCTAAAGAAAAAAATGCAAAACGTATTTCACAATGGCGTGATAATCAAGCGGTTAGCGAAAATGTAATACGTTCAGAACACGTTCGTAACGCTGATAAAGTAAAAGAAAATAAAGTAAATAAAATAAAAGAAAATAAAGAGAGCAAAGATTTTATTTATTCTTTAGATAATTTTCGGAACGAGTTATTTAAAAAATGGATAAATTATAAAAAAGAAAAAAAATCAAGTTATACTGAATCAGGTATTAAACAATTATTATTAGATTGGCAAGATAAAAGCAATGAAGAATTAGAAAAAGCAATTAATAACTCAATATCTAATAACTATCAAGGATTATTTGAACCTAAACAACAATTTAATAATGGAAATACAAACAATGAGCCAAAGCTTGGTACAAGTGCAGCAAGAATGGAAGCACTTCGGAAGTGGTAATGCAATTGCAATACAACAAGCGCAGGCATGTCATACTTTACGCGTAACAGACGAAAATACTATAAAGCAAGCATTACGTTATTCAATGCTTTTAGTTGGATTACGAGGAAGCAATTTACCTACTGAAGAAGAAAAGTTTGTATTGACTAATTTTGTTAAGTCTAATTTTGGTAATAATACACCTGAAGAAATAAAACTTGCTTTTGAAATGGCAGTTGCCGGTAAGTTTAATATTGATTCTAAATGCTATGAAAATTTCTCTTGTGAATATTTTGGTAGGATTATGAATGCTTATCAAGAATATGCAAGGCAAGAAATTAAAAATTTACCTAAACAAATAGAGGAAGTAATTGAAATACCAAGTGACCAAGAATTAATGAAGCAAGCAATTGATACTGCAAACGAGTATGCTAATCAGATTAGATTTTGCGAAAAGAACAATAAAAAATTTAATTTTATTGCTGGTGGCCTTTCAATTCTATTTGATTACTTGGAACAATTTAAGATTCCGACGATTTCAAAGGAAGAACGGGTTGAACTTTGGAATAAATATTCTAGTATTCAGGATATTGAAGAAAGAAAGTTGCATTGCAAAACAGAAAGTTATATTAAATTTATAAATTCACTAGTTACATTTGATTGTTATATTGATAATGATGGAACTATTAAACCAAACGAAAAATGAATATTTTAAAAAAAGCGAATCAAATAATATTTGAAAGAGAAGAAGAAAAGCAAAGAGAATATGGACCTTTTTCTGAATCTATGGAAAACGCTGCTAAGGTGGCTTCTATTTTATGTAATAAAGAAATTACCACAGAAGACTTTTATAAATGCATGGTTGCATTAAAAATTAGCAGAATGGCATATAATACAAAAAAAGATACAATGCTTGATTGTGTGGGGTATATAGCAGCATTGGATGATTTTAAAAATGGCGGATATGAAAAATAAATTTGAGATTCATTATAAAAAGCTTTTAAAAAAATGCTTAATTAATGGCACAGAAAGAAAAGACCGCACTGGAGTAGGGTGTTATTCAATTTTTAATTTGTCAATTAAATTTAAAATTTCCAAAAGGTTTCCAATAATAACGGGTAGAAAAATGTTTAGTAAAACATTTAATACAGAATTTAATTGGTTTATTAATGGTGAAACTAATATTGAAAGATTTAAATTAAATAACGTTAAAATATGGGATAATTGGGCAAATGAAAATGGGGATTTAGGCCCTGTATATGGCTATCAAATGCTAAATTATAATGGAGAAAATATTAATCAATTAAATCAAGTTATTGAATCTATTAATAATACTCCTGATAGCAGAAGACATATAATTTCATTATGGAATCCTATACAACTAAAAGAAATGGCTTTACCGCCATGTTATTTGTATTTTCAATTTTTTGTAGATAAAAATAAGCTTAATATGTTTGTATTACAAAGGAGTGGTGACATGTTTTTAGGAATACCTTATGATGCAGCGTTATTTTCAATGATTTTATTATATGTTTCAAATAAATGTAATTTAAAGGCTAATAAAATTGAATTTAATATAATAGATGCTCATGTTTATAAAAATCAAATAGAAGCAATAAATGAATACTTATTGCAACCAATTTATGAACTGCCAAAATACAGTTTTACAAATAATAATATTGAATTAATTAATTATAAACACGGAAAAATAATCACATCACAAATAGCAATTTAATTATGAAACTTACAAATGAATTTGACAGTATAAGAAGTTGGGCTAATAATAAAGGCATTTATACTAGCGGGGACCCTAAAACTCAATATATTAAATTATTAGAAGAGGCAGGGGAATTAGCAAAAGCTATTTTAAAAAATGACGATATTGAATTTGTGGATGCAATTGGAGATTGCATTGTAGTATTAACAAATCTTGCGGCATTAAAAGGTTATACAGTAGAAGAATGTATTAATTCTGCGTATGAAGTAATTAAAAATCGTAATGGTAAAATGGAAAATGGGACTTTTGTAAAAAATAAATTATGAAAAAAAAATTAATATATTTGCTAGCTTTAGGCTTAATTTGTTATGCCTATTATTATGCGATTAAAAATTATCGTACACTACAAAAAAAACCAACGGTTACAAAAGACTGGGGAATAGTAACCCAAGAGGATATTTATAGCGACACGATTGATTTAAGATTATACACAAGTCATGGAAGATTAATTTCAAATAATTAAAAATATGGGAAATATTCTAAGGAAAATTGTTCAAGACAAAAAGCAAAAAGAAAGGAAAGCATACAAGGATAAATTATTTATGGAAAATTGTTTATTGCCCGATTATATGCAAAGTCAAGAATATAAAGAAATGCAGTTTAAAAGAGAAAAAGAAGGTTTATTAAATATTTCTAATTTTTTAAAAGATTTACTAAATCAACAAGACAATGGATAAAGAATTTGTAAGCTACGAACAAGCACTATCCTTAAAGGAATTAGCTTTAAAGAAATTAGGGGTTGAAAATATAGGACATACTTTTGGCTTTTATGCAAGTTTTTATACAACTGCAACACCTACATTAGAAATAGAATGGAATGATGAATATGATGCTTTTGAAATTATTATTTCTGCTCCCCTTAAACAACAAGTATTTAGATGGTTTAGGGAGAAGTATAATATACACGGTGAAGTGTTTGTAAATGACAATGGTACATTTATTTACCTTATTAGCAGACTTGTACCACAAGGTAGAGTACAAAGTCCAATAAAAGGTATGTTTAATACCTACGAAAAAGCAGAGAATGCTTGTATAGATAAACTTATAGAAATATTTAAACAACAAGACAATGAAAATTAAACAAACAGATTATTCGGGGGAATTAGAATTTATGAATCCAAGATTTGATTTAGAAGAAGTTGAAATAGATAGAGATAAAACTGTGTTATATAATACAATCAAATATTGGTATTTATTTTATTGTACAAAAACAAAAAGAGGTATTAACCAATATGGTAGAGTTGTTTTACAAGATGCTACTGAATATTTAATAAGTAGAGGATTAATGGATAAAAATTTTAATCAAATTAAATACTTTGAAGAATAATTTAAACAACAAGACAATGGCAAATAAAAAAACAGCAGTAGATTTTGCAATCGAGCAATTAGAGAAATTGATACCAAATGGTAATCAAATGGCAATTTTTGCTATTATTAAACAAGCTAAACAAATGCAGAAAGAGCAGAAAATAGAATTTGCTAATAAGGTTTTACAAAATGCAGAATGTTCATTTACAGGTATGGCTTATTTAGAAAAAGACATAGACGATATTTACAACGAAACTTATAACGTTAAAGATAATTGACAAAAAGCATACAATTTGTAAAATGAGAAACGAAAAAGAGCATAAACTCCAGGTAGCAATTTGTAAATGGTTGGAATTTACACAAGACTTTTACTATTATGCTATTCCAAACGGAGGTGCAAGGCATAGGCTAGTTGCAATTAAATTAAAGATGGAAGGCGCAAAAGCTGGAGTTGCTGATATGTTTTGGATGGTTTCTAATAAGCGATGGAAAGGATTATTTGTTGAGGTCAAGATTGAGAAAGGAACTCAGCAACCAAATCAAAAAGCCTTTGAGCAGATAGCCATTAATCACGGCTATTATTATGCGATTGTACGAAGCATTGAGGATTGCGAAAGTTTAATTCGAAGATTTAAAGCAGATGAAATTTGAGCGAGAATTATAAAAAGGCTATTGAGTGGATTACAATGAGATTACAACAACCTACGATTCAAGTAGTTATCGAAGGCGCAACGTATTTAGATTTAAATTATAGCCTTGAAGTAAATAAAAATAGAATGCTTATGAACAATGGGTCATCTTATTCAGCTTATAGACAAACAAAAAAAATCAAAGATTATTTTTTATTTCAAAAAATATAAGTAAATTTATTGCATAGTCAGGTGGCGAAATGGTAAACGCTAGTTGTTGGTTAGAATGGAAAATTACCCACACAATCAATCCATTCATACAGGTTCGAATCCTGTCCTGGCTATTAATTTAAACTTTGCATATGGAATCAATTAAATATCAAGGAGTTATCAAAGAAGAGGTCAATCATCCTGAGCATTATCAGGGAAATGGCATGGAGGTAATAGATATAATTGATGCTTTCGACCTTAATTTTAATCTTGGAAACTCAATTAAGTACATACTTCGAGCCGATAAGAAAGGATTTATAAAGAAAGATTTAAGTAAAGCGGTTTGGTATTTAAATCGGGAACTCGAAAAGTGGAAAGGTTAATCTATGAAGCCATTGCGGTAGGAATTATCGAAGTGGCTTTTATCGTTTATTTTGTTTTTGAAATAATCAAAAAATCAAAAGAATGACCAGGTCGCAAATCATTGAGGAACTTTACAATTCAAAGGAGATTAAACAAGCCTTAATGAAAATGCAACCTGCAAATTTAAGGGATGAATTAAAACAAGAAATGTTTTTAAATTTATGTGCAATTACGGAAGAAAAATTTTGGTCAATATATAATAATAATGGCGTTGATGGGTTAAAATTTTGGTTAGTTAGAACAATGCTTAATTTAATTTATTCAACAAGAATGAATCAGCCATTTTATAGGCATTTTAGAGCAAAATTTGAAAGTATTGATTTGATTGAAACGTTAGAATATATTGAAGATGAATCAAAAGAGCATAAAGAAAAGTTATTTAATCAGGTAGAAATAGCAAGGAAAAAATTATCATGGTATGAGGATAAATTGCTTGATACTTATATGGAATTTAATTTTAATCAAACTGAGATTTCTAGAAAGACGGGTATTCCGTATATGTCCATAGTTAAAACAATTTCAAATATTAAAAAAAAGATAAGAGATGAAACCTGATGAAAAAGCTAAGAGTTTGCTAACAAATGCACTTTATTTTTGTGGCAATAAAATTGCCGCTTTTGAATTAACACTTTATATTTGTTCATTAATCCTTGAGCAGAAACTCAAAGCAGATGACCAAGCATACTGGAGTTTAGTTAAGGATGAAATTTACCAAACAAACAAATGATAACGATAATCGCAGCCGTTTCCTTTGCAGTCTTTTTTACAATGACTAATTTATATCAGTCATTCGGATTAAACTTTAAACCGTTCAGTTGCACTCCTTGTTTAAGTACCTGGAGCGCAATCGTTTTAATTGTGTTTCCTATTGAGTTACAAGAATGGATTGCAATAGTATTTAGTTCAGGTATATTGGGAGCAGTAATTTTTAGATTGATAAATAAACTATGAGTCCGAAATCAAAAGCAAAAGAACTGATTGAAAAATATGCAGATGCTTTGCCATCAGTTTTTTATAATTCAGATGAAGCTAAAAATTATCCAACAGCAAAAAAATGTGTATTAATTGCAGTAGATGAGATAATATCAGAATATGGAACTTATTATAAAGTGAATATTGATGATAAATATGTTTCATATTGGCAAGAAGTTAAACAAGAAATAGAAAAACTATGACCGAGCAAGACTTAGCATTTTTAGAAGCCAATATTATAAACTTTGAAGCAGTTGCTTTAGGGTTTACTCGTAACATTGACCGAGATGTGCTTGAAGAATATGCAGTTATTTATCGTAAATATTTGAACAAAGATTTTATATTAAATTCGTGGTGTGGCAATTGTGTATTTGATATGCTCAAAAGATTATCAGCACATTACGAAGGAATAAAGTATATTGCAAAACTCAACCAACCAAAACCAAACGATGTCCAAACTAAGAATTTGCGCAGTCGGAAGTAGACATTCAGGAGTCACTTACCATAGATTAGCATTGCCATTATCCGTAATGAAAAAGGAATATTGTATTATCACGGATACAATGACCGAAGAAATGCTAATTGAGAAGGCGATTAACGTGGTCGTAGTCAATCGTTTTTGTGAATTGATACCATTACCCGATTTGTTAAAATGGAAGGCTAAGATTGGCTTTAAATTGGTTGTCGATATTGATGACTATTGGGAGTTATTTAGTCAGCATTTGTCCGCTCCAACTTATCGGTCTTTAGGAGTAACTCAAGTAATTAAGAATTATATTAAAGTGGCGGATGTCGTTACGACAACTCATAACCGATTAAGACTTGAGATAATTAAGATAAATCCTAATTGCTATATTTTACCAAATGCGTTACCTTTTGACAAAGACCAATTTACTGCGACAAGAAATGTAAACGAATTAGTTACCATTGCTCACACGGGTAGTATTACTCATTTTCCTGATATGAGACAATTAAAGAATCCAATATTTGAATTATCTAAGTCTAAATCATTTCGGGAATCAACAAGGATGCTTTTATGCGGTTGGAATAAATTAAACGAATGGCATTGGAAACAAATGGGTGATTGGTTTACTGCAAATGAAAAACTTAATTATAAGATTTTAGAATCAATGCCAGTAGATTTGTATATGAATTTTTACAATGAGGCTGATATATTAATAACTCCTTTACTTGATAATAAATTTAATCGGTTAAAATCAAATCTAAAAACATTAGAAGCTGGAGCAAAACGGATTCCAATAATGGCAATGAAACGAGCGCCATATGATGATATTCCAACGGTGTGCTGGGTTGATAATTGGGAACGAGATATTAAACGAATGGCATTCTCAAAACAAATGAGAACGGATTTTGGAGAGGCTAACGCTGAATATGTCCGAGAGCATTATGACTTATTTAAAATTAATGAGGATAGATTTAATATTTACGCAGAATTAATAAAATAACTTATGGAAAATTGGTTTGACTTAGTTGGATATGAAGGTAAATATCAGATTTCTGATAAATTTAATGTTAAATCTTTGGATAGGATTGTTATAAGACCTGGAACAAGAGGAAATATGAAAGTTAAAGGAACTTTATTAAAGAAATCTATTGATATAAATGGTTATTTAAGAGTAGCAATACAAGGTAAATTATTTAGTTTACATAGATTAATAGCAATAAATTTTATACCACGAGTAAAAGGTAAAAATATTATAAATCATAAAGATGGGAATAAGCAAAATAATTCTATTGAAAATTTAGAATGGTGTAATTCTTATGAAAATAATAATCATTGTATAAATAGAGATAAAACTTCAAGCGGTTTGGTTGGTGTAACATTTCATAAAACCACAAAAAAATGGATGGCTCAAATTCATTTTAATAAAAAATTAAAGAATTTAGGTTATTATGATAATAAGGAAGATGCTTTTAAAGCAAGATGTAATTTCGAAATTCAGAATAACATCTCAAATTGCTATTTATAATAAACTAATAGAATAAAATGCCAGTAATTAAATGTTCAAACGGGAAATATAGAGTTGGTAATGGTGCTTGCATATACGATACGGAAGCAAAAGCGGAAGAAGCGTGGACTGCAATTAGAATAAGCATGGCGGATAGTTATAATGATTATCCGGAATCAGCAGTTAATAATGCTAAACGTGCTTTAAAATGGGCAGATGAAAATGGTTGGGGAAGTTGTGGAACTCCAGTAGGTAAAGCAAGAGCAAACCAATTAGCAAATCGGGAAAACATTACAAGGGATACCATTGCAAGAATGGCTTCATTTAAAAGACACCAACAAAGCAAAGACGTTCCTTATGGCGAAGGATGTGGAGGCTTAATGTGGGATGCTTGGGGAGGTACTGAAGGAATTGAATGGGCAATAAGAAAATTAGAGCAAATAGATAATGCCAGCAACGGATAAAGAATTTTTTGATTATGAATTAAGCATTGGAGTTACTCCCGAAAATCCCGACTATTTTAATTTAATGAACGGGGTTGCTAATATCATAAAGAATTATTCAAGAAATATTATTGAGATAGGCGCTGGGATGGGAACATTAGGCGAGTGTTTAATTCATAAAGGTTGCGATTATTACGGCATTGAGCCAAATAAGTTTCATAGGGATTTCGCTTATTCAAGAGGCATTGTTTTGAATGACTTAGGTAATTACCCTAATCATTGCCAAATGATTGTTAGCATCGAAGTATTTGAGCATTTAACCGATGAACAAATAAGAGATTATTTAAGCAATATTGAATGCCAATACTTTTACTTTTCATCTACTCCATTTAAAACAACAGATGAATTTGATAAATGGTGGGGGCATATAAATTTGAAGTCGGAAGAAGAATGGATTAAATTATTTTCTGAGTTTGGATTTCAATTAGATAAAAAATTAACAATACCGACCGATTGGTCTTTACTATTTAGAAAATAATGGCAAGAACACCAAAAGATATCGACCAAGAAAGACTGCTTAAATGGGCAGATGAATACATTGATTATTGCCTTAACTCAACTAAAGAGGTGGCAACGGGTGCTGGAGTTAAAATAATTCGAGAGCGCCATCTACCTACTATTAGTTTCTTTCTTTTGATATGGCTACCAAGACAAGGATTTGAATTTTATAATAGGTCTACTTATTACGAAGTACTTTCAAGAGAAGACCATCCTTGCCATAAAGTAACCAAACAGATTGATGAATTATTTAGAGCATTAGCGGCGGATGTCGTAGCTAATGAAGGCAAAGGTATATTTTATGCAAAGAATCTTTTAGGGTGGACTGATAGAGCGAAGAACGAGGAGAAACAAGAAGTTATAATAAGTTTTGCAAACGAACATAGTACTCCCGAAACCACACAAGAACCAAGCTAAAGTCTTAGAATCTAAAGCAAGGTTTAAAGTCCTTATGTCGGGTAGACGATGGGGCAAATCACTTATATGCCAGGTCATAACTTGTATTGAAGCAATGAAAGGAAAACGTGTGGCATACATTACTCCTACCTATCAACTTGCCAAAGTCTTTTTTGATGAACTTGCAAGGCTTATGCCTAGTAATATTGCAGTTCCTAATCGAAGTGACCTAACATTTAAGTTAATTAGCGGAGGCGAAATTCGATTCTTTACTGGAGAAAGATTAGATAATCTTCGTGGTTTAAAATTTGACTATGCAATTATTGATGAGGCTTCATATATTCCTAACTTAGAAGAAGGATGGCAAAATTCAATAAGACCAACTCTTACCGATTTTCAAGGAAAGGCTATATTTCTTTCAACTCCAAGAGGTAAGAATTTCTTTTATTCTTTATTTCTTAATGGCTTAAATGCAAATTCAGAATGGGAATCATTTAAGTTTAGCACTTATGATAATCCATTTATTGCTAAAACGGAGGTCGATGCCGCTAAATCTGAACTGCCTAACGTTGTATTCGAGCAAGAGTACATGGCTAACCCAGCAGAGAACGCTGCGAATCCATTTGGAAGTGAGGCAATTCGCAATTGTACATCGGACTTATCTACCAACATTGTTAAATGTTACGGAGTCGAGTTGGCAAAGTATTCAGATTGGACTGTCATTATCGGTTTAGATAATAGTGGCAATGTGGCTTACTATGACCGATTCCAAAAAGATTGGGCAAGCACTCAAAACATAATTCGAAATTTACCAAAAGCACCGATGTTAATTGATAGCACTGGAGTAGGTGACCCAGTAGTCGAGCAATTACAACGAGAAGGAATGGATATAGAAGGCTTTAAATTTACAACTACAAGCAAGCAAGAATTGATGCTTGGTCTACAAGTGGCAATTCATCAAGAACGGGTACATTATCCTGAGGGAATGATTAAAAATGAATTAGAAGTTTTTGAATATCAATATACATCACACGGAGTTAAGTATTCCGCACCGACTGGGTTTACGGATGACTGCGTTTGTGCTTTAGCATTAGCGTGGCGCAAGTTTGATTTTAAGTCAGGAACGGGCAGATACAACTTTGTTTAATTAGCTATTTATAAATATGAACTGGAAAGATGTCACAGTATGGCAATGGCAACAAATTCAAAACCTACTTACAAAAAGGGAAGGATTGACCGAGTTGGATATTGCAGTTAAGTCATTAGAAATTTTGACTTATCAGACCGAAGCGCAAATTGATTCTTTAAGTATTAAGGAATTAAATGAGCAACTAAAAAAGATTAAATTTATTACTGAGACTGCGCCAATACCAAAGCCAAACGATTATATTAAGGTTGGAAAGAAAAGATATAGGTGCGTTTATGATATTAGAAATATCCCATATTCAAGGTATTTAGAAACTAAATTTTTTGGGGATGATATTATAAACAATTTGCATAAGATAGCAGCATCGATGATTATGCCTATGAAGTTAACCTGGCGAGGTTGGAAAGTAGCCAAGTACGATGCAAGCAAACACGAGGAATACGCTGAAGATTTATTGTCAGGTAGCTTCGAGGCAGTTTACGGAAGTGTGGTTTTTTTTTGTCAAGTATTCAGCGAGTCGATAACGAGTTTAAAGGATTATTTGATTCAGGAGTTGACGAAGAACGGGATGGAGAAATTAGAAGCAGAGGTAACGATAATGGCTTTATGCAACGTTATGGATGGATTTACCAGGCTACCATCATTGCCAAACACGAAAGAATAAATTTAGCAGATGCGTTTGAATTGCCAACGATTCAAGCATTAAATGATTTAAGTTATATCAAGGCGAAAAATAGTTTTGATAGGGAGCAAATGAAAAAGATTTATGGCAAGCATTCTTAAAGCACAAGAATCATTAGGGAAAGATTTTGATTTAGGAGGTGAAAGTTCACAAGGCACTTTGAAATTAGATGCGGTTGAAAAAGTGATGTATGATGCTGCGGCTAAGTTCATAGGCTTGGCTCAACAAAGAATCAATGCTAAGAAAAAAGTTGATAGAGGTAATTTAAGTGATATATCGGTTTCCACCATTCAAAAAACGGGAAATAAATATTCATTGACTATTGGGTATGATAAGACAAATCCAGCTTCTGAATATTATGATTTCCAAAACAAAGGAGTAAAAGGAATTAAAAGCGGTCAACCAAATTCGCCTTATAAATTTAGAACGTTAAGCGTTTCTAAAAATATGGTGGAGGCAATTCTTCAGTGGTATTTAAGGCATAAGAATTATATTAGAAATGAAGACCAAAGGAAAGGATTAAGTGCTTTACAAATTAAAAGAAAAACAATTGCTAATGTTGCTGACCCTAAAATAAAATTAAGACAATTAGCAACCAATACTGCTAAGAATATTAAGAAAAAAGGAATAGGTCGAGTAGGTTTTTTTGAAGACAATTTGGATAAAGCATTTGGACAAGAATTTCAAGCAAAATTAGCGCAAGCATTAGGACAAGATATAGCATTAACGATTACACAAACATTTAAGAAATAATGGCAATTACAAGCGAATCAGTACCAGGTTCATACACATCGGCTCACGATAGTTTATGGCATATAGTTTCTTCAACCAATGTAGCACAATCCTCTTTTAAATATGTATTTGATATACAAGTTAGTAACTCAACCGTTGCCACACTTAAAAATTATCCCGACTCAGGAAACTATGGTGTACTTGATGTCGCTCCCATTATTAGAAACTATCTTGGAAGCGGTTTTAACCCATCAGGAAGTTCAGTCTTACAGTTCGCTGGGTCATTCCTATTCGTCGACTATACCATTTTATTCGGAGAAGAATACGGGAATACAACCTATGCAAACCTAACTTCGGCAACGGCTAAGGGATGGAACTATTCTTTAAATCCATTTAGGGCTTCAATTTATACTTATACAAATAAGTTCTTAACGACAAGAGATAGGACTGCTGGCGAAGTAATAAGTGGAGAGAAGTTTTATATTACTTATTTCAACGCTAACTTATCAGCAGTAACGGCAACGATTCAAAAGATAAATGAGGATGGAAGTAATAGCGGAAGTTCATCAACGGGCGGAACGTTATCAAGTCTTTCTTCTTTGCTTTTAGATTTAAGTCCTACGGCAATAAATACTTATTTAGGTAGTTCATTTATTACCGATGCAACGTATGGTTATAAGGTAACGATTGGCTCAGATACAATGACTATTAAACAAGTATGCGCTCCAAGATTTACTCCCATTAATTTAGTATTTCAAAATCAATTCGGAGGATATGACACTTTTGGTTTTAGGTTACTTTCTCGCCAACAAAAGAATTTTAAAAGAACGACTTATCAAACTGCTGATTACCAAAGAAGCGGAACTGCAATGGCTTTTAAAAATAGTTCGGGAGTTCATTACGGTGGAGTCCAAGCATTAGCCACTCAAATCGATTGGAGTTACCTTGTAACGAGTGATTATGTGTCAGCAATAGATTATGCTCTTGGCTCTGAATTGCTTGCATCTAACGAGGTTTATTTACATTTGATTAATGGAGGTACAAGCGACTATTATCCGATTGTAATGAAGGATACAAACTACCAAGAGAAAGTTAGTACTTCGGATAAATTATTTAATTACCAACTTCAATTTGATTTAGGGCAAAAACAATATAGCCAATTTAGATAATGATAACCGAAATAATAATTGAACAACAAAGGCTCGATTTATTTGAAGGGGCAGAAATTCCTAAAAATAAACTAGATTTATATGAAGATTTAGGAGCAGAATTAAACTACGCAATAGATGACATTAAAGACTATTCTTCGAGGAATACGAACTATTCAAAAACGATTAACATACCTGGTAACGCAAACAATAATAAAGTGTTTGGTCATATTTACAATTTTACCAGCGGTAATAATTACGGTATTGGTGACCCTGATGAACCAAATGTTGGCTATAATTTTGACCCGACCAAGCAAGCAAATTGTCAGATATTTGTCAATAAGATTCAAGTTTTTAAGGGAGTTCTTCGCCTTTTGGAGATAACCATTCAGAATGGAGTAATTGAATATCAATGCGCAGTATTTGGAGAGTTAGGTGGCTTTGCCTCCGCAATAGGTAATAAGCTATTAAATGACCCAGATATGTTTGGTCATTTTTCCGATGCTTATGACCAACTATGGACTGCTGAAAATGTTGTTAATTCTTGGAATGCTTCAGGTGTAGCAAGTGGATTAGGAATAGTTTATCCATTAATTGATTATGGATTATGCAAGCATCCTGATACTGGAGGAGGTAAAGATTGGCATTTAAATGCTTTTAGACCAGCATTTTTTGTTCACGAATTAGTAGATAAGATAATCGACTTCTCAGGTTACACGTATACTTCTGCCTTTTTTGACACGCCTTATTTTAGAAGTTTAATTATACCAAATAATAAAGCGAATCTTGAGCAATTGACTAAGGATTTATTGATTGTTGAATCTACAATATGTGTTGAAAGTGGAAGCGATGTTGGTAAAACGGATTTAATTACATTTAATTTAAATCCAAATATTGTTTTATTTACTACGGCAGATTATGCAACCTATACATTTGAAGGAACAAATGGAACTCTTGGAAAAATAAAACTTACTGGATGGCTTAATTTATCAAGTTCAGGTACATTTACCGTAAATTTAAAAAAATCAGGTACAACAATTGTAACTGAATCATTTGCTCCAAATGTAGATAATCAAAATATTCCTATTGATTGGATTGTTGATGTTTCATTAAATGATAATGATACTATTCAAGTTCAAGTAATATTTTATACTGGAGTTGCTTATTCTACATTATGCCCAATAGATTTTAAATTAGCATTCGAATCCGATTATGCTCAAGTTGGTTTAGCAACTGAAGGAGATTTAATATCTATGGGAAATTGTTTGCCTAAAGGAATCCAACAAAAAGACTTTTTTGCTTCGATTTGTAGAATGTTTAATTTATACGTTTACGAAGACCCATTATTAACCACTCATCTATTAATAGAACCATACATAGAATTTTATCGTAAAGGTGCTGGGTTTTTAAAGATAAACGATGTTGGCGAATTATTATTACACGGAGAGCCTGGAGATTCTACGGGTTTACTTTTGTTATCTGACCCAGTTGCTGAATCAATTGATTGGTCTAATAAAGTAGACTATTCAAAAGAGATTTCTATTAAGCCAATGTCGGAATTAAATGCAAGGTATTACGATTACGTTTATACTGAGGATGATGATTTTTATAATGAGGCATATTTTAAAAAATACAATGAATCGTATGGCGATAGGAAAGAAGATACTGGTTATCAATTTGCTGAAGATAGAACGGAAGTAAAAGTAATATTTAGTCCAAGCGTTTTAACTAAAAGCACGGAGGATATAAAATTAAGGGCTAATTTATTTAAGGAAAGCAATGGCACTGAAGAACGTAAAGACAACAATGTCCGTATTATGTTCTTTAAAAAAATTAGTTTACCAAATGTAAGTACAAATAAATATAAAATTAAAGATTACTATAATGGAATAAATACTGCTCCAGGTGGTAATTTATTAATTGATGTTGAAAGTTACGGATACGCTGGGCATTTAGATGACCCTGAACTTCCAACTCTTGACCTTAATTTTGGAGTGCCTAATGAATTTTATTTTACTTTATTAAATCCATATCCTACGGCTAATTTATTTAATTCGTGGTGGGATGAATATTTAGCTGAAATAATAAACAAAGATAGTAAGCTTCTAAGTTGCTATTTATACTTAACCGTACAAGATATTTATTCACTTGACTTTGCTCAATTAATTTATATCGATGGCGCTTTGTGGAGATTAAATAAAGTAGTTGATTTTAATCCGAGCATTCCCCAAACAACCAAATGTGAATTGTTAAGAGTAATTGAATTATTTTATTAAAATTAAGAGATGGCTGAAAACGCAAAGGTTGGTATTGATTTAGTAGCGGACACACGAAGTTTACGAAGTCAATTAAGAGAATCGGTTCAAGAATTAGCACGATTACAAAATACTGCTGGCGCATCTGCAAAAGAAATAGCGAATGCAGCCAAAAGAGCAGCCGAGTTAAAAGACCGTATTGGAGATGCCAAAGCGACCATTGATGCGTTTAATCCTGATGCTAAATTTAAAGCATTTGGACAATCTATTCAAGGAGTTGCTGGGGCATTTGCTGGAGCGCAAGGTGCTTTAGCTTTATTTGGTGTTGAATCGGAGAACGTTCAAAAGCAATTATTAAAAGTACAAGGTGCTTTAGCATTTTCGGAAGGTTTAAATACTATTTTAGGCTCAATAGATGGGTTTAAAAACTTAGCATTGGTAATTAAAACGCAAGTTATTAGTGCTTTTTCTACATTAAGAGGCGCTTTGATTGCTTCGGGAATAGGTGCATTAGCAGTAGGATTAGGTTTATTAATTGCAAACTTTGATAAAGTAAGGGAAGCAATATTAAAATTAGTGCCAGGTTTAGGAGTTGTAGCTAATGCAATTGGGGATATAGTTACAAAAGTCACTGATTTCGTAGGCATTACTTCGGAAGTTGATAGAGGATTAGAGTTATATGCTAAAAATTCAAAGAATAGAAAGGAGCAATATGAAAGAGAATTAAAAGTTCTTGAATCACAAGGAGCATCAGAAAGAGAATTAGCTAATAAACGTAAACAAATAGCCCAAGAAGATATAAATGTACTTGAGGCTAAGAAACGTAATGGTATAAGATTGTCAACTGAGGAAACTAAGCAATTAGCCGATTCT